ATATCAGTCGTTTGAGTTAAATTTTAAGGTGAATTTCTTAGCGACTCTTTAAGGAGTAAAATTATGAAAAGAGAAGATTATATTAAAGTCGTCGGTGCGTATTATGATCACGCAGAGGGAAAATATTTAAGTGACGGTAGGATGCAGTTCCTTGCAAAGGATAAAATAGTCTCGATTATACCTATGTCACACAATAGTATGTTCCGTATTGTATTGGTCGATGACACCCCTAGCTGTTCTGGTAGTTATTTCACGGACGAGCTAGAAGAGTTTAAGGAGGAAGTATGAGTTGCTATAAGCGTATCGCGATTGTAACTGATGGGAATAGTGACTGAAACCGCGTATTGCCCTAGATGCTGCGATGACGTCGAGGTGGAGAAGAATTGGGGTGTGCAGATATCTTGCCCTTACTGTGGCATGAAAGGTCGCTGGGATTCTAAACTTGAATCTATTAGTTCTGACTGGCTTCATGTTGATTATTGGGATTTTGTGGTGTGGGAAGATTTATGAAAAGTTGGAGTAATGGGTTTTACCCCATATATGGTGTAATATCGTTTTAACCGATGTATGGGGTAATGGATTTGACCGGCAATGGTATTAATGGTATTATATAGATATGGATGGCAAGATATCTCTGCAAGAAGCTCAGTCTAGATTACCTGATTATTTAAAAATCAAGCCTGAGTCTTATTTTGGTTCTGCAGCTAAATGTACTATAATTGATACTAGATCTAATATAGAGTGGACTGGTGTATTAAAAGTTGCTATTGGATCTGCTAAAAAATTCGATAGATTGCCAGAAAGACTATCACCTGAGTCTAAAGTTCTCGAAAAAATAAGAGCCAACTATTCTTTCGTTCTAGGTTTAAAAAACTATACAAAAACTAAAGCTTTAGCTACTATTATTGACGCTGATTATGGTGAGTACGAAACTATACCGCTATATTTAATTAGAAAAAAGGGTGGGCTGCATCCGGCTAGGCACCCTACTAAACGCGAACCTATTGGGAACGTGCAGGCTAAATTACATCCAAATCTTAAAATAGTAGAAGAAACATATGCTGGGTATTGTAATCCCTGCACTATTTTAGATATAGAGAATGACATAACATGGGAAGCTGCTCCTAAAGATGTCGTGGAGGGTAACCAAACTAGGCATCCCAATTTTGCACCAAATAGAAAGCTTAGTGAAATTGAAATGCTTACTAAATTACAAAAAACTCACCCACACATAACTCAACTGGAAGGTTATAAAAGCTCTACTGATTTTTGTAGATTTTACGATTCTACTTGTGGAAAGTGGTTTGAAACGAAACCTACATATATACTTACTGGTGGACATAATGGATTTGAGGATAGGTATAAAGGGAAATCAAAGGAGGAGGAGACTTTGTATTTATATGTGCTTTCGCTAATGCCAGATACGGTATGGGGACTTAGAGATGGAAGGTTTTCATTAGACGTGTATGTTCCATCTAAAAATATCGCATTCGAGTATAACGGCGCTCGGTGGCATTCAGATGAATTTAAAAAACGAAACTACCATATTAATAAAACAAAATTATCTGAGAGTAAGGGTATTAGATTAATCCACATATGGGATCATGAATGGATACACAATGAAAAAAAGATTAAATCATTCATAAAATCAGCACTGGGCTTATACGACAGGAAATTAAATGCTAGAGATTGTAACATCACCCTGATTGACAAAAAAACAGCAAAAGTTTTCTTAAATGATTACCATTTACAGGGAGTCGGTAATGTATCTACAATCAAGTTTTCGCTCGGACTATATCATGAAGGTGAGCTAGTGGGGGTTACGACTTATAGCAATCATCATAGAGGATTAAATGAGATCTTATTGTCTAGACTTGCTTTTAAGGATGGTGTAAGTGTCAGGGGTGGGCTAGGTAAAATGACCAGTTTTGCAAAATATCACCTGAAGGCAAATATATATACTATGTGCGATTTGTCGAAATCAAACGGGAATTCATATTTAAAAGCAGGTTTCGATTTAATGTCTCGATCTAAGCCTGACTATTTTTATAGTAATTCGGCATCTAAATATATCTCAAAGCAATCAAGAAAAAAGAAAACCGTTAATACACCAGCCGGAATGACTGAGGCGGAGCATGCGAAAAAATCAGGCTTGAGGCGTATCTGGGATTGCGGTAAACTTAAACTTATATATCGTCACAAATAGCAAAGGCCGCATTTCTGCAGCCTTGCGTTACTTTATCGAAACAAAGTTATGATTATTGACCGTCTGTGAGTTTGCTTGCAGTTGATGCTTCGCCGTCTCCGCCTTTTTCTGCGCTAGATTCATCGAAGCCCATTAGACCTACGATTTCCATTGACAAATCTGAAATCCCGCGAGTTGATACTCCTGAATTCCATCCAGTAACACGACACCCGTTAGCCACGAATATTGCCTTACCTGTTTGTCTATCGACCACTGTAACCGAGAAATCTTCCTCGTTCAGCAAGTCTTTAAGCATCGTTGCGTTAGACACCTTGTACGGTCCTGCGCCAACCACTCTGTAGCCTGATAAGTTCATGCTCACTGGCTCTTGTGATGTAGGCGTGATCTCTGCTGGAGAGAATCTACCTAAGATAAACACTGGCGTCTTAGACTGTCTGACTGACCATGTGCAGTTCGCGAAAAGGCCAATAAGTTTCCCGTTAATAAGAATCTTAGCCCGTGCCCCTGTTAAAATTGTTGCTTTTGCCATTACTTACTCCTTAAGCTTGTTCTACTTGTTCAATGAAAAGATTGATCGGCACGAAATATATGATGCCAGCAAGTTTAACTGAAACCGAGATCTCCATCGCGCCACCCTTGATTTTAACTGTAGCGTCTTTGTACCCTTTTGGTGCGTCATCTGATTGAGCAATCCATTTGAGTCTGAAAAGATCGAACATTAAAGAATCAAGAACTGAAAGTCCTACTTCGCGTGAAATATCTGCTACTGACTGACCTACTACCAATTTATCGAACTTGTCGATCAACGAGTAAGTGATCAAATCTGAGAGGTAAACAGCTTGGATTGAATTGAATACGAAGTTATTGTCTTGGCTGTAAGTAGTTTGGTCAGAAACCCAACGTACTCCACCAGTGTTAATTCGCTCCATAATGAGCAATCCTGATTTAAGTGCGTCTTCTAGGTCGCCTGGGTTACTTGGGTTGAAACCAGATACCGCGCCAATGCTTGACACGTTAGCTTGTTTCTTAACGATCCCTTTGTATCCTGCTGCCGCTGACATTCCTGCCGCGATAACTGCACCCATCCATGAACCGAATTCTACGATCTCACCTGCTGCGGAGATACGTTTAACTGGTTGGAATGCTAGTGATTGTCTGAACTGACTTGCTTCGCCTGCTGCTTCTTTGCAATCGAGGTAAGAAGCTGAGATAGCTCCAATGTGTGATCTGTTTTTACGTCTCTTGACTGTAGACATTTTCAAAACGTGCGATTTAGCGTAAGCGTTAATCGCGCTGATAGTATAAGTCGAGCTAGATTCTGTTTCTAGGTTGACCATGTCAGCACTTGCGTCTTTGTCCATCAATGTTACGATGAAGTTTGTTTCCAAAGCTTCACAGATATCAATCGCTTCAACTACGTTCATTGAAGTAGTTCCGCCTTTAGCACCGCCCGACAAGAATTGGTCGACTTGGTTTTCAGGTAGTCCTTTAGTTGAACTGATTGATAGCTTTGCTAGAGAAGATGCAGCACTGTCCCTCTCGAACTGCTTCGCGTCACGTTTAATGCGAGCATTTTTGTGAGACGCTAGTCCTGACGCAGCGTAAACGCCTTTGTCGAGGTCTGCAGGAGATGTGCCGTTCAAACGGGCAGATGACACCGCTGCGCTCCATCCCGACTGAGACGTGATATAATCGGCAACGTCTTTAACGGTGCGGAACTGGCTCATTGGGATAGAGAAACTTAGGACGTTATTGATTTTTGCATCAATTTTATCGCTTAGTACTTCTAGTGTTGCGTTCTCTAAAGAGCTTCCTACGTTTAGGATGATTTCGCCTCCTGAGCTGAATGCCTCAGAAAGTGTGCCTCTAGATATTGTGATCTGTTGTTTTTGTTCTGCCGCTGATGTGAATTGTTTATTCGACAATCCCATGTTTGCGCCAGTGTCTTTGTCTTTGAAGATTGCTTCTACTGAACCTTCGATAGATAGTGTTTTACCTGCACCATCTTTGATTGGAGCAAGAATGCGGATAGGTTGAGTCGCAAGTGTTGGTGCCACTGCTACGACAGTTGTGCCTGTAGATCCGCCTGCTGTCCCTTTAGAGAGTCTGTAAGCAGATACTTGACTTGTGGTCGAAGAAACTACTTGATAGAATCCGTCTTGGATGGCTGCGAAAGCCGCAGTGATTTGGATGATGTCGCCAGCTTTAGGTTGTGCTGCCCATACAGTTGTTGCTGGTGTGTTCAAAACTACGTTCAAACCATCATTAACTGTTGATGCGTAAGTACCTACGATACCTACTAAAGCCCCTCTGTCCTCACCTGACACGTTTTTGATCTCAAGTGGTGAATAGGCTTGGATATCTTCTGCTGCACCTTGTGATACGCCTGACGCGTTGATACAAGTTCCTGCAGTGATACGTTTCAATGTCATTACCGCAGATGATACGGTGTTGATGATGTCTTCGATTAAGTACGAACCTACGTTAGCTAGACCTGCGCCTGCAATAACTGAGTTATTTGTTGCACCGAAAGATCCTGCGGCCATGATAAGCACTGTATCGCCTGCTGCTGGAGCATTAGGGAATACTTGTGATACTGGAAGGCTTACGTCTAATTTGCTTGCTGATACTGCTACTGCTGTAATAGTTTGAGCTGTTGGAGACAAATTCTTTTGTTTACCACCCAAGCACATAATGTTTTTGCTTGGATTATCGATATTTTGTTGAACTGTGTCTGGTGAGTCTGTAGCTGAAGCTGTGACAGATTGCTTGTCTTGGCCGTTAGCTCTAACGCTGAATGCTGTAGTAGTTCCAGGGATATAAGCGAATTCGCCTGTAGTTGGTGCTGATTCAGCTACAGTAGATTCAATTCTGAACTTGATATTGCTACCTTTAACTCCGCGTTTCAAAGCCGCGACTGAGCCGTAAGCTGCTGCTGATTGGAATGCTCTTGCAACTGCTGCTTGTGCTGCAACTGATTGATTTGTTTGAATAATTCTGATACCTGCTACAGAACCAGTAATATCTGGTGAACTAGCTGGGCTTGTAAGTGCCAAAGCTGCGTCAACGATACGGCCTGAGGTGTATTTCGCAACGATTTCAGCGTATTGGTCTGGGGTATAAACTTTTTCTAGATCTGATTCCGATTGGTAGCCTACGCCTTCATCGGCTTCACCGATAATGGTTACGATTCCGATTGTAGGTGCGTTAAAAGCGTTATTAACGACGTGGGGGGTAACGTAAGTACCTGGAATGTAAAAGGTTCCGCTCTCGTTCGTGTAGGATTGGCTCATGTAATCTCCTGATTTCTCTCTTAAATATTAGGTATTAATGCCGAAGTCTTTTAGACCTTTGGCGTACTCTTCGTTAGCTAGGAAACCCTTGGCTTCCATATGTTTTTTTACTGCATCTTTTAGCATAGGCTTTAATCCATGCATGTTCTGAGCGAGTAACCACCATGCGTCGAAGCTCATTGAAATCTTAGGAGCTTTCACTTCTTGGACTTCTTGTTGCTCTTGCGCTTGGCTCACTACTTTAAATTCTTTTACTTTAGCCATTACTTTTTACCCTTTTTGTCCTCTTCACGGTTAGCGCCTGGGGGGTTGTGCTCTGGTCTAGGTACGCCGTCTTTACCACCGATTTCGAATTCTCTTTTTTTGGTGATAGCTGCGTTTGGTGTAGGACTAGGTTTAGCTGTAATAGCTGTTTTAGCTTTAGCTGGGGCTTGAATGTGATTATGAACTGCTTTTGCGCCTGCGCCTGCTAATGCTAAGTCGCCTGCTGCCGCAATTGCCATTCCTGCTCGGCCCATTTTAGACTGCTTCATTGCGTTGAAATTTTCTTTTAACTTGCTTCCTAGACCTTTATCTAACTCTTCTTTTTTCATTTGCATGACTGGAGCTGGTTTTGGTTTAGGCATTGCCATTTTAGGTTTAGCTGATGCAGGAATCGGAGCTGGGGCAGGAGACATTTGGTCTTTTTTCATTGCGCCTGTAGGCTTATCTGACATCTCGCCGCACTTGTCCATCTCTTCTTTTTTCATCTTTTTGCTGTGCTCTAGATGCTTTAATTTAGCTTTAGCTTCCTTAGTTTCCTTGGATTCTTTTTCTTTTTTAGCTAACTCTAATTCAATTTGAGTTCTGACTGGATTAGCCTTGATGAATTCCAAAGTCTCTTTAGCTGATTTGATCAGCGCAGTTAAGTCTTGCTTCTCATCTTTAGGCTCAGACTTGTTTAAATCTTGTTTAGCCTGTTCGAGTAGGGCTTTAGCTTGTTTGAGTAATTCTTCTCTAGTCATGGGGTTTCCTCTGTTATAATATTAGGTTAGGCCGCTTTTTTCTTTTCGGCTTTAGCCTCTAATGCCTTTAAATGAGATCTGAGCTTCTCGATTTGAGCATGTAGGTCTTTTTTTACTTTTGGTTTAGTTTTACCTTGGGCGACATTCTTTTGATATACTTGCGGCATATATCTGTCTGCTTCTGGCATGTGTGCTAAATTTTGATTAATGATAGCTCTGTCGTGATCGTTGAGCATGTTTCGGTGCCAACCAGCTTTGCCTGCACCGTGATATCTTAGGAGAATGTGCTTGTCACCTTTTTCAGATGCTGCGTTGTCTTCATTATGAGCTGCTTCGTATAGTCCAGATTGCATTAAGGCATCGAAGGCGTGTTGATTTGGCGCAATGACTGCCCTTCGGCCATTAGCTAGTTTTGATAATATTCCGTCAGTTGAATGAGTTAATGCAAAGTTTGGATTTTGATTAATATCATTCCAGTTTAAATTAGATGATTTAGTATAGGCGTAGAATTTAAGGTCTGGGTGAGCCTTGATGACTTTATTCCAGTCATTTAAGTAGTCTTGGTTGTACATGTCACCAATAGCGTGAATTCTAATTTTATTTATAGATGGATGTTCTTTTTTAAATGAATGTAATTTATCTATCATTCTATCTGCAAAGTTTTCTTTTGCTGTCGCTGCCGTATTATTGATTACGTGATTTTCTACAGATGGCATTCGAGTAAGACCGCTAGTGATACCGAAACATGAATGTAAGCATGATCCTGCTAACGGGCAAGTTACGCCAAGCATCGTTGAGAAATGTGCCGTATCTTTTAATTTATCGTTCTGGGTGCCGAGGTGAATGTGTGGATCATTGTTGCTTTTTAATGCGTCTACCACTCTTTGAGATGAGCGGTGCATCATAGAGTGAAATCTATTTCTTTTGTCGATCTCAGCCTGATCTTTTTTAGTCTTAACTGCGGCTTCTAGCTGGGGCTTTGTTTTCTGAAATGCATTGTACATGTCAGCTCTTTTGGAAGCTTGGTGTTGCCAGTAATCTGCCTTAGATTTACCAGTCTGTTCCTTCATGTTTGGGATAGTTCTTATGTCTCTATCTGCTTTATCTAATGGATTGTCTAGATTGAGCTTTTCATCCATTGAGTCTACTTGGTGAAGTAGTTCATAAAACTTCTGTTTGCGCTGTAATTTATTTTTAGCCTTAGTTCTATGCTCTGGGTTAATGCCGAAAGCAATCCTGTTGCCTGTATTAATTAGATTATCGGTTTCGCTATTTTTTTTTAAACTTCGGAAGTACTGCTCGGACTTGAACATGCTGCCAAGTTTTGCCTGTAAGTTAGCTGCGCCTTGTTGGAGGTTGGCTTGAAATTGACCTGCTGGTGCATCGATGCCTCCGACTCCGCCTCTGATTGGAGGTGTTGCTATCGCTGACATTTGGTCCTTATTTAGACGCTTACAGTCTCGTAAAGTTCTTTTTGGTTTTTCCGACTTAATGATCGGCTTGCCCATCTTAGTGGTTTCGATATTAGCTGCAGTATTTGCTACATTGAAGGATGGTGAGCCTGAGCCTTTCATGTTATGGAAAGTTTCTATGTACTTAAGCGCGTTGGTCACTGCGCCCATTTGGTCAGGGTGTGTAGAGATGATTTTGCCATCGTGCTTAATTCTGAAATTATTACCGCCGTGAGCTTCACCTTTAAATGGTTTATCAGATGATTGTTGAGGTACAATTGAGATCATGCCGTGACATTACCTTTAAAATCCGTAGATTCGTTCCAGCCTCTGTTACGATGATTAGGCAATAAGTACTTGTTAGCAATAGGTTTTTGGTCTACAGCCTTTTTGAGATTTTGAAAATATTCTGATTTACTTAATTTAGCCATTTCGCGTATATAATATTAGGTATAGATAGCCTCGGTCTTGTCACCGAGTTTTAATTCTGGGGTGTGGATATGCATGTTGAGGTCTGACGGTTTAAGTGAGCCGTTCTTTAGGAAGATCTGATGAGCTTTGTTCCATGTGTCCTCGTTGACCGTGACGTGTGGCAGAAAGTGTGGGTAGGTCATTCCTACGTCCCTATTGTGCTCATATACGTTAGCTACGTCTGGGTGGACACCTTGGATCTTTAGGACATGGTATATATCTCCATGCTTGCCTTGGAATTTATGGGGTAACATCGTAAGTCCGTGCATTTGCTGGATTTTTTTGAAACTGTCGATATGTGGCTGAATACGACGCTTGGCCTCTTCCATTGGCAGCTCTTTACCGAAGATTTTAAGACTGATGTGGTGGGGCACACCTTCTGTTAGGTGGTGCTTACCGTCAATCGTAACTGGAGCAACTCGGCCGATTGAACCTTCGATGTCTTTCTTGTAATTGTCAAAGTTAGCTTTTAGTAATGTAAAGCATTCGTATTGAGCTTTGATCAATCCCTCTTGTTGGAGTTTTTCTTCTGGGGTTAAGGCTTTGCTTTGGCTGTTGTATTTTTCTTTTAGTTCTTCCGACCATTCGTTTAACTGATCTTTGCCGTTTAGCTTGCCGTAAACCATGGCATGTGCCGCTTTTGAAATTGTTTCGCCTACGCCTACTGTGATTGTGTAACCCGTTTTATCG